AGAAGATGTACCTAATAAACATAAAACTTATGAATTATGTTTAGAAGCTGTAAAAAATAATGGTTGCGCTTTAGAAGATGTACCTAATAAACATAAAACTTATGAATTATGTTTAGAAGCTGTTAAAAATTCTGGTTGTGCTTTACAATATGTACCTAATAAACATAAAACTTATGAAATATGTTTAGAAGCTGTTAAAAAATCACATTGTGCTTTACAATATGTACCTAACAAACATAAAACTTATGAATTATGTTTAGAAGCTGTTAAAAATGATGTATATGCTTTAACATATGTTCCTGAAAAATATAAAACTTATGATTTGTGTTTAGAAGCTATTAAAAATAATGATTATACTTTAGAATATGTTCCTGAAAAACATAAAACTTATGAATTATGTTTTGAAGCTATTAAAAATAAAGATTGTTTAGGATATGTTCCTGAAAAACATAAAACTTTTGAATTATGTTTTGAAGCAATAAAAAAATATTGTCAAGCTTTAAAATATGTACCAGAAGAGTTTAAAACTTATGAAATATGTTTAGAAGCTGTTAAAAACAATGGTTATGCTTTAAAATATGTACCAGAAGAGTTTAAAACTTATGAAATATGTTTAGAAGCTGTTAAAAACAATGGTTATGCTTTAGAATATGTACCAGAAGAGTTTAAAACTTATGAATTATGTTTAGAAGCTGTTAAAAATAATAGTTTTGCTTTAAGATATGTACCAAATGAGTTTAAAACTTATGAATTATGTTTAGAAGCTGTTAAAAATAATATATATTTATTAAGTTCTCTTTAATAAAAAAATCAATTTAAAAAATAAATTATATTAATTATTAGATAGTAATATAAAATGGATAATCTTATTGATTATTATTTTAAAGAACAAAAAAATTATGAAAATATATATGGTTCAAAAACTTTATTTATGATGCAAGTAGGAGGATTTTACGAAATGTACGAAACATTAACAGAAGGACCAGATTTAAATAAAATTTCAAGTATTTTAAATATTTTAGTTTCCAAAAGAAATAAATCAATAGCAACAGTAGATAGAAAAAATCCAAAAATGTCAGGCTTTCCTTTAGCAGTATTAAACAAATACTTAAAAATATTAGTAGATAATTCATATACCGTGGTAATATGCTCTCAAACCACGCCACCGCCCAACCCTAAACGCGAGATAACAGGAATTTATTCACCAAGTACTTATATTGAAGACATAAATAATCCTGATAATAATTACTTATTAACTATTTATATAGAAGAAATAAAAGATATTAAAACTTTTAAACTAAATTATATGTGTGGTTTAGCACTAGCAGATTTATCAACTGGAAAATCAATTGTTTATGAAGTCTATTCGGAACACCAGGACGAGAAAGTTTCATTAGACGAGGTCGTAAAGTTTATTAATGTCTATAACCCTAAAGAAATATTATTAGTCTCGGATGTTAAAACTATAAGCAATAATGATTTAGAATTATATCTTGAACTAAAAGATAAAACATATTTACATAAGACAATAAATGAATTATATAGTATTAAAGGTTATAAAAAAATAAAAGATATTGCTTTTCAACAAGATCTTTTAAAAAAAGTGTATCCACAAATCAACACTTTAACGCCAATTGAATATTTAAATTTTGAGAGATTAGAATATTTAAGATTAGCATTTATAATATTAATTCAGTATGCATTTGAACATAATAAGAATATTATTAATAATATTGAATTACCAGATATTTACGAAAAAGATAATTTTCTACATCTTGGAAACAATGCAATTCATCAATTAAATATATTTAGAAATACTTGTAATCAAGAATTATCAAGTACATCTATTAAATCATTATTTGATGTTATAAATAAAACATCAACACCAATTGGTCGTAGATATTTAAAAAACATTTTATCAGCACCTATAATAAATCATGAAGAATTAAATTATAGGTATAATATAATTGATTATTTATTATCAAGTAAAGTAACAACTGAAATAGAGAAAATATTGAATGAAATAGGAGATATAGAGCGTTTAGAAAGGAAAATAATTTTATTAACACTACACCCTTTAGAGTTATATAATTGGATTAATGCACAAAAACAAATTAATGAATTATTAAAATTATTGAATATGGATGATATAAAATATAAATTGAAATATGATATAAATGAATTATATTTATCACATTCGCAAATGATTATTTATATAGAATCAGTTTTTAATATTGAAGAATTATCCAAATATTTAATTAATGATATATCAGGTAATATATTTTTAGAAGGTGTATATTTGGATATTGATAGTATTCAAGATGAATTAAATCTTTGTTCTAATTTTATGGAATCACTCGCAATTAAATTAGGTAGTATGATAGATGATACAAAACAAAAAAATAAAGAAATGATTAAAGTAGAATCTAACGATAGAGAAGGGCATTACTTGACATTAACAAAAAGAAGAGCAGAAATATTACAAAGAGTATTAAAAAAAGAGGAAAAAATATCTATTAAAAAAATAGATATTGATGTTAATAAATTAATATTTAAACATGCAATAAAAGGTAATAGTAAAATATTTTTACCTGAATTAGAAAAAAATTCGGATCAAGTAATTAATTTAACAAATAAATTAAAGTTATTAATTAAAACATATTATATTGAAGAAATTAAGAAAATTAATATAAATCAAAAAATAACAGAATTAATTGCTTTTATTGATTTTTGTAAAAGCGGTGCTATTGTAGCAAAAAAAAATAATTATAATAAGCCAGAAATAGTAAAAACAGAAAAGTCATTTGTATCATGCAAACAATTAAGACATGCTATTGTTGAGAAAATAAATATTAATTCGGAATATGTACCTGTTGATATTACATTAGGAACAAATAACTGTGATGGAATATTATTATTTGGGTTAAATTCAGCTGGAAAATCAACATTACAAAAAGCATTAGGAATATCAATTATTTTAGCTCAAATTGGTTATTATGTACCTGCTCAAGAATTTAAATATAATCCATATAAATCAATTTTTACAAGAATATCAAGTAATGACAATTTATTTAAAGGCTTGTCTTCATTTACATTAGAATTAACAGAATTAAGATCTATTTTAAAAAGATCAGGTCAAAATACATTAGTTATTGCTGATGAAGTATGCAAGGGAACAGAGCATACATCTAGTTTAATTATAGTAATGAGTATGATAGAAATATTATCAAAATCAAAAACTTCATTTATATCTGCTACACATTTACACGAGTTGACTAAATTAAAAAAACTAGAAACATTAAATAATGTTAAACTATATCATTTACATGTAGAGTTTGATAATATTAATAATACATTAATTTATGATAGAGGATTAAGAGAAGGTAGCGGTACATCATTCTATGGGTTTGAAGTGGCTAAATATCTTATGAATGACCCTGAATTTATATCTATTGCTAGTGAAATTCATAAAGAAATTGGAGGTGAAGTTTTAGTAAGTGATAAAAAATCAAAATACAATTCTAATGTACATATGACTAAATGCCAAATTTGCAATAAAATACCTAAAGACGGCGAAATACCACTTGAAACGCATCATATAGAATTTCAAAAGAATTGTGATGAAAATGGTTTTATTTTAAATAAAAAACATAAACATAAAAACCATAAAACCAATTTAGTAGTTTTATGTAATATTTGTCATGATAAAATAGATACTAATAAATTAATAATTGATGGTTATGAAAATACTTCACATGGTCCTAAATTAATATATGAAAAAAATTGAATATTTTAAATTATAAATATTTTATTAATGATTTTAATAACATATCATGACTAAAGCAGCTATAGCGAACTCAATTTCCAAGGTAGTCAGCTTAAATAACATAAATGATGACAGTTTAGAATATTATTATAAAACTGACCGGATTGCCACACATTTTGAGCTGACGCTTCAAGATCTGAGGTGTAGTATTCTTGATGACTTTGTGAAAGCCGCCAAGAAGAATGATGTGACACCAGACACACGACTATGTCTGGTATTCGATAGCGCAGGTAGTGCCAAATTCGAAAAGTTATTTGTATTGGTTGCGATGCAAGTGCTCAACATTAGCGACATTCACGTAATCCTTGCGGACATGATGTACGATAGTGTTGATTCCCGTCCTGACATGAATGACCTACCTGTGACGGTCGAGTTTGTAGATAGTGACCGCGACATTTTGGAGGCTGTGAAACTTATTCGTGCTGATGGCTATCAGGTCATGCTGAATGCGCTGTTCATTCAAAAGGTATTCTATGGAAATAACTTGATTAAGGATATGGTTAGTAGCCTAGATAAACGCATCCAGTGTATGAATATGTGCTTACCTTATGGTATTTATTTCAACTATAGTGATTATACTGAACGTGATAGTGCTCTATACTCAGTACATCCTATTTGTAAGAACTTTCAGGAGTATATAAAGTTGCTAAAAATAGGTTGTAACAATGGTGTTGGATAGTACTCGCGTTAAAGTTGTGCGTATAGATAGCATGTGTATTTTGGTGTGATATCTTAATGAACAGTGCGTATAAACTTAGGTGAATATAGTTGATTCTCATTATCTCAGAAGCTAGATAATATTAGTGATCAATTTGTTTTATAAACATAATCAATTACTGTTATCTCAAAGTATTTTATGTTATATATTATGTCTAATAATATAAACAATTAATTTTTTTATAAAATTTCTACATATTCTTTCTTATAATAAGTTAATTTATTAACAATAAAATGTTCAGTTAAATTATTGCATTTATCAATAGTAAATACTATATCATCAAAACGATTTTTATTAGATCGTAAATCATATACTTTAATATATTGTTTTAATTTATCTGGTACTACATCTTTTAGTTGCTTTATCCATTTCCAATCTGGTACATCTTCAATAATAAGTATTCCATCACTAGTCATAATTTGTGAATATAATTTAATAAACATAACCATACTATCAAAAGTATGTGGTCCGTCGTCTATCAAAATGTCAAATTTAATATTTTTATCAAGAAAAGTAGTTTTAAATCTTTCAATATCGTATGCATCATGTGACGTATATAATATTATTCTTTCTTTGTTTTGTATTTCTGTCCATATATCATTGATATTTATAATATCTAATCCAAATATATTAGCATTTGTGAAATAATCATGCCATAATTTAATACTTCCACCATCTAATATACCAATTTCTAATATATTTTTAGCAGTATTTTGTTTTTTAACTAATAATTTTTGATATAAATCTAAATAAGAATGTAGTGTATTTTTATCAGTTTTACTATTATCAACAATTTCTAATAAACTCATAATAAATATAATATATATATGTTATATATATTATATTTAACAACACTATATTATATTTAAAAAAATAAATAATATTTATTTATTGTAATAACCACATGCTAATTTATCAGCTTGATCATTGCCATACCATGTATAATATTCAGAACTAGTTTTTTCAGGTTCTTTACAATGACTTCTAACATGTTTAAAAATAACTGTTAATTTTTTTAATTTAGAATATATTTCTTTAATTAATTCTAAATTTTTTATTTCACCGTCTTTTTTTTTCCAATTATTTTTTTCCCATGATTTAATCCAATTAACAAAAATATTAATACAATAACTACTGTCTGAATAAATATATACTATATCTTTATAATCTTTGACATTATCTAAAGCCATAGATATTGCTGTTAATTCTGCAACCTGATTTGTTATTTTATCACAGGTTAATTCTTGAGAAATATTTCGGGGATCATTATCTCCAAAAAACACTCCTATACCTCCTTTACTATTTTTTTTTCCATTATTAATACAAGATCCATCTGTAAATATATGTATCATTTTATCAATTATAATATTATATATATATTATTTTATATATAATATATATAAATCAATTTTTTATATTATATGCGTAATATAATATGAAAAATATATATAACAAATAATATACTAAAATGAATAATAATATTATTAAAGATGTAAACAATATGTACACAATTAAAGAAGAAAATGATGAAGATAAACATGAATATATATTTACTGTTGATTTTTTTAGCAATAATATACCTCTTTGGATACATTATTTAAAAGACTTAAAAAATAAACCAAACTTACATTTTTTAGAAATTGGTAGTTTTCAAGGAAGATCAGCAGTATGGTTATTAGAAAATATATTAACAAATGAATCGTCAAGAATTACTTGTATTGATACTTTTGAAGGATCGATTGAACATAAAAATCATTTTCAAAATGATATAAAAAATTTATTTGATATGTTTTCTCATAATATATCTAAATTTAAAAATAAAGTTAATATTATAAAAAATATGAGCCAGATAGCACTAAAACAAATTAATGAACAATATGATTTTATTTATATAGATGGTGATCATAAAGCTTCATCTGTTCTTGAAGATGCAATATTATCTTTTTCATTATTAAAAAAAGGGGGGATAATAATTTTTGATGATTATCTATGGTTTGAAATGGAAAAATACATTGATAATCCTAAATCTGCTATTGATGCATTTTTAGAAATATATGCAGATAAGATTATTGTATTATATAAAGGTTATCAAGTAATTATTAAAAAACTTTAACAATTAAAGTAATTATTAAAAAACTTTAACAATTAAAGTAATTATTAAAAAACTTTAACAATTATAAAAATTATAAAAAAATAAATAATATTAAATTAAATCTAAAAAAATAATATAAAAAATTGAAAAATATATAATTAAATCTAAAGAAATAATCAGTTATTAATAATAATGATTAATCAAGAAGAAATAGCATATTTAGATATATTAAGAGATTTGATAACAAAAGGTAATGAGCGGCAAACAAGAAATAGTATTACTAAATCATTATTTTCAAGAAATTTAACATTTGATCTTAAAAATAGTTTTCCGTTATTAACAACCAAAAAAATGTTTTTTAGAGGTATATTTGAAGAACTAATGTTTTTTATTCGTGGGAATACTAATACTAAAATATTAGAAGATAAAGGTGTTAAAATATGGAAAGATAATACAACAAGAACTTTTCTTGATAATATAGGACTAAATCATTATCAAGAAGGAGACATGGGACCTATGTATGGTTATCAATTACGATTCTTTAATGCTAATTATAAAGACTGCAATTACAATTATTTAAATAAAGGAGTAGATCAATTAAAATATGTAATAGATACCATATTAAAAGATCCATTTTCAAGAAGGATTATTATGACAACATTTAATCCGGCACAAGTGAATGAAGGCTGTTTATTTCCTTGTCATAGTTTAATGATACAATTTTATATTAGAGAGGAGGATGGAATTTATTACGTATCCCAACAAAATTATATAAGATCGAATGATATATTTTTAGGAAATCCTTATAATATTGCTAGTTTTGCTTTAATGTCATATTTGTTATGTCATCATCTTAATTATATAACTAAAAGTAATAAATATAAACCTGATATGTTGTATATAACATTAGGAGATTATCATTTATATAAAGATCATTATGAAGCTGCACAAGAACAAATTAATAGAACACCGTATCCTTTTCCACAATTAAACATTAAAAATTATCATGATAATATAGAAGATTATGAATATGAAGATATAGAAATGTTAAATTATATGTCCCATCCTGCTATTAAAACAAAAATGATAGCATAATTAATTAATTTATATAAAAAAATTGATTTTATTAATACTTATCAATTATACAATATATATAATAAAATGCTTTATGAAAAAGGCGTAGTTATTGGTAAATTTTATCCTTTACATAAAGGGCATCAATATTTAATAGATATAGCAAAAAAGAAAGTTAATCATTTATACATTATTATATGTGGAAAATATGATGAAAATCCTAAACCAGAAACAAGAGAATTATTAATTAAAAAATTATATAATGATTCAAAAATTACAGTATGTCGTATTATAGATATTGGATACGATCCAGATGATAGTAAATTATGGGCAGATTTAACAAAACAAACAATAGGTTGTTGTCCAAATATTGTTTTTACTTCTGAAAATTACGGTAATGAATACGCCAGACAGTTAGGATGTATTCATGAATTAGTAGATATTAACAGAATTAATGTACCTATTTGTGGCACATCAATTCGTCGTAATCCTTATAAATACTGGGATTTTTTAGATAAAGGAATTGCAGAATTTTATGCTACCCGATTTGTTTTTGTAGGTGCTGAATCTACAGGGAAAACAACAATGTCATTAAAATTAGCAGAAGAATTAGATCTTGCTTGGGTACCTGAATATGGTAGAGAATATTGTGAAAATAACAATATGTTATTCAAAAAATGGTTTGCATCAGATTTTGATTATATTGCTAACAAGCAAAATGAAATAGAAAATAATACTGCAGGTAATAACAAAATAATAATTTGCGATACAGATTTGTGTACAACTAGTGCATGGTATGAAAGATATTTAAATGTAGAAAAAAATTATAAAAATATATACGAACCTTATAAAAAAATTTATTTTTTCTCTGATGTAAATAATACAGAATTAATTGATGACGGTACTAGAACAGATAGTAATGAACAAATTAGATTATGGATGCATAGAAAAATTTTAGAAAAAATTACTAAATCAGGAAATAAAGTTATTATGTTATCAGGTTCATATGACGAAAGATATAATAAAGCAAAAGTTATTGTAAAAGAACATATTGATTATATTAATAAAAAAACACATACTAAAATAATTGAGATAGATGAAATAATTAACATAGATGAAACATCTAAATTATTTAATTGTAAAGAATATATTGTAATATCAATTTTTTGTGCAATATCAATTATATTTTCATTTGTAAATGTAACACCTGGAGAACAATTATCATTTATTAATTTAAATGATAATATTACATGGGAAAAAATTGTATTTTTACTAAGTGGTATTGTATCTTTCACGGGTGTTTTATCTGTTATATTTGCTTCTAAAGAAAATAAATATACATTTATTTTTGGAATTATCAATTCTATAACTTTTGGATTATATTCATATGCCTATAGTTATGTAGGTAATTTTCAATTGTTCATAATGTATTTTTTACCTTTACAATTTTATGGAATATATGAATGGAATAATAATAATAATAATAATACTCAAATTAAAAAAATACAAAATAAATGTACATATCTAGTTTTTACATATTTATGTTTTATTTTGTGGATTATATTTTATTTTGAGATTCCAAGTCTTACTAAATTCATAACAAATACAGATTATCCATATGAAACAAATATTTTACCAAGAATTTTAGATTCTGGTACTACAAGTATTAGTATTATTGCACAATGGTTATTAATCAATAAATATTATGAATGTTGGATACTATGGATAATTGTAAATATTTTTCAAATTATTATGTTTTCAGGTATTAATGGTTATATATCTGTTAATATTATCATAATGACAAGTATTTATCAACTTAATGCATTTTATGGACTCTATTTATGGAAAAATAAATTAGTTGATTAATTAATTATTAAATAATTAATTATTTTTTAGTTATATAATAATTGTATTTAATTAATTTTTCAAAAAAAAATATAGATTATATTCCAATATAAAATATTTTTTATATTAAAATTATTTATATCTTTTAATAATATACAAGTTTTTTAAATTAAATAAATAATTACATAATTTTTTAATTTTATATTTTTTCATTTAGAATAGTATAGATTTTATTATTATAAAATAAAATTAAATATTTTATAAGAACCAAATATAAACATATTATATTAATATTTTACATAATATATTTTGTATAAGATATTTTTTAATTTAAATTTATTTTTAAGACTATATAAATAATAGTATATAGTTATAATATTTAAAACTATATTATTTTAAATATTATAGTTTGTTTATTGAAAAAATAAAATTATAAGTTAAACACGCCTATATATAAAAATCTGGTATTATTCATAATAAATGAAAATAATGCTTGAATACAATATATATTCTATCATAATAAATTATGATATTTTTATTATCAGATTATTACATGAAGACTTTAAATTAAAATTAATTGTTTGTAGAGCAAATTGTATAGATCTATTGGTAAATTTTCTGGAACAATCTTATTAAGAGCTCTTATTCTATCAACAATCATTTCGCACTTAAAGATTGTTTTTTCAGCATTTTGCAATTTTTCTTCAATTAATTCCTCAAAAAGCTTCTTGCTTATTAGAGGAATATTATTTATTAAATTTTTATTTTTTTCAATATAATTATTGCTTGTTGGGACAAGAGATACTGTTGGGATGGCTACATACTCTTTAATATAGTTTGTTGTAATATACATATTTTTCCAGATTATTTTATAAATTACATGATTATTAACTTCTTCATATAATTTACTTGTTTCCTGTGTTAAAATTTGACTGATAATATAGCAGAACCATAAAACAGGAATAGTTTTCAGCTTATCTTCAGTAATAGTAATCACTAAAACATTTTCTATTCCCATATTATTATCTATGATAATAGTAAATAGCTCATCTTTAATAAAAGTAACAATACCTACTATCCTATTGCTATGGAAGTGGTAACGAGTATATTTTGTTGTCATCTTTTTGATTGCTGTTAATAAATTTAAACATTTATCAATTACAAAAAAAAATATTCAATTTTTTTTGTAATTTACAATATAAATATTAATAATACATATCACCAGTATTATAAACCAAAACTTTAAAACTTTAGTTTTACATACAATTATTACATTCTTTTATAGAAACAAAAAAATATTATATTGTTGATATAACTTTAATTTACAATAAAATATAGATAATATAAGTTATAATATTTAATTACCTAAAGATAAAACAACAAAAAATATTTATAATATCAAATAAAATATTAAATATAAAGTCTATTAGGTAACTTGTGAAACAACTCTTTCAAAATTGTATATACAATTATTTTTAAGAAATTTAAACAATTAAATATGTTTAATATTTTTCAACTAAATTCAAATAATATATTATTATGAGATTCTGGATATAATTCTAATAATATAATAAATAAATTACAAAATATAAAATTAAATAAATTATTAACGTATAAAAATAAAAGAAATACAAAAAATAAATAATATAAAATTATCAAATAAAGAAATATTAATATTAAAAATAAACGTATAAAAATTGAATATATTAATCTAAAATTATAATTAGATGCAATAAAAAAACAAAAAAATAAATTATTATAAAATATCAAGTTTTTTGTAATAGTTAGCAAAAAAGTTTTCTTTGAAAAAATAAATTAATATTTTATTTTTGAATACAATAAATATAAATACATTAATATATTAAAATATTAAATTTATTTTTTACTACTTAATAAATAAATTAATATAATATATTATATTAATAATGAGTTATCCTAATATTGATAATGAAAATTTTCAAAAATTAATAGCTAATAAATATAAACAATATAAAATTACTAAAAATCCATCATTTAGAGAATTATGTTTTCCTAAAGAATATCAATTACAAAAACCACAGTTATTTGTTTCACAATTTATAAATCAAAAAACACATTATAAAGGATTATTAGTATTCCATAAAATAGGAGCTGGAAAAACATGTGCGGCTATAAGAATAGCGGAAGAATGGGATAAAAAAGTTATAGTAGTTTTACCTGCGTCATTAATTGGTAATTTTTATAAAGAATTAAGATCTGAATGTACTGGTAATAATTATGTAAGTAAAAAAGATAGAGAAGTATTAAAAGATTTATCATCAAATAAATACAATGAAGTAATAGAAAAAGTACATAGTAAAATTGATAAAAAATATGATATTTATTCATATCACAAATTTGTTAATTTATTAAAACAGAACAAAATTAAATTTAATAATACATTATTAATTATAGATGAAATACAAAATGTTATTAGTGAAAATGGAGAATTTTATAATACTATTTATAAAAACATATTAAAAGCTCCACAATCTTTAAGAGTTGTATTATTATCAGCAACACCTATATTTGATAAACCAAGTGAAATTGCTTTAACATTAAATTTATTAAGACCTAAAGAAGAATTACCAAAAGGTAATGATTTTATTGAAACTTTTATTACTAAACAAAAAAATGTTTATAATATTAAAAACAAAACTTTATTTTCAAATTTAACTAAAGGTTTAATAAGTTATTATCCAGGTGCCCCAGAATATGCATTTCCTGAAAAAAAATTTAAAATTGTTAAATGTGTAATGAGTAATTATCAATATCAATCATATTTAGCTGTAATATCACAAGAAAAAAACACAGATTTTAAAGATATATTAAAATTACCTAATAATTTTTTAATAGGTCCTCGGATTATATCAAATATTTGTTTTCCATATAGATTAACTGGTGAAAAAGGATATGAAAAATTTAATGGTAAAAATTTAGAAAAATATTCATGTAAAATATTTAAAATATTATGTAAAATAAAAAAAACTAAAGGAACTGTATTTATATATTCAAACTTTAAAAAATACGGAGGTTTATCTACTTTAATCAAAGTATTAGAAGTTAATGGGTATTCTAATGTAGTTGATAATGGAACAGGAAAAAACCGTTATGCAGTATGGACAGGTGATGAAAAATTAGAAAATAAAGAAATGATTAAAGATATCTTTAATCAAAAAGATAATGAAAACGGTTCTTTAATAAAAATTATTTTAGGTTCCCCTGCAATGAAAGAAGGAGTATCATTATTAAGAGTTAATAGTGTTCATATTTTAGAACCATATTGGAATACATCCAGATTAGATCAAGTTATTGGTAGAGCAGTTCGTTTTTGTTCTCATAAAGATGTTGATAAAGATAAAAGAATTGTTAAAATATATTTATATTTAGCTTGTTCACCTAAAAACGAATCAACTGTTGATCAACATATATATAAAATGGCATTAGAAAAAGAATTATTAATTAATAAATTTTATGATATATTAAAAAAAAATGCAGTGGATTATTATTTGTTTAATCAATAATTGATTTATATTTAATAGAAGAAACCTAAGAAAAAAACACCTAATATGCTTGTACCAGTAATAGAAGCGATAATTGGCTTACGATTAGTAATAACCATTGTAGTACCACTTTGAAGCATATTAGACAATGGATTAAAAACTGTTTCTAAATTCATATCTAGATTCATATACGAGCTAATATTGGCAATGGCACTATTAATATTATCATTGATAGTATAAATAATACTATCATCACAATTAACACCACCGTCAATAAAATATGAAAATGATTTATTATTTTCACATATTTTGCATTTATCCATACCTTTTCTATCTGCGTATGTTCCTTTTTCACAATAAAAACATTGATTATTATTTTCATACGTTCCTTCAGAACACTGAATACAATTACTATTTTTTGTAACAATACTACCAGGAGGACAAATTAAACATTTGTCATTATTATTTTTGTATGGCATATATTCTTTATTACATTTATTACATTTATAACATTCATCCGCAAATTTATTATCTGGTACTATTGTACCTACTTCGCACAAGGTATGTACATTAGTATCATTTGTTTTTGACTTGATACAATGCATTGCTCCTTCGTTTGAATAATATCCAGGAGGACATTTAGTACAAGTATTGTTATTTTTTGTTCTATAATAATTAATAGGACAATTACTACAAGTAATATTGTTTTTTTTAAAATTAATATCTAAATTGTAATATTGTCCTTCTTTGCAATAATTAGTAGTAATTACATTTGTTAAATATGTAATATGTTCTTCTTTAGTATTAATTTCTTTTTTGATATTTTTTATTAATTCAATAACTCTTTTTTGATTGTATCTATCAATATAAGTTGGAAATACACTCCTAAAGATTTGCCCTAATGTATAATCACTATTAATTAATAGTAATATTATAACAAGGGCTATGTATTTACTGAAATACATTTGTGATAAATAATTATTATTTGTATTTATTATAAAATATTTTTTTCAATTTTTTTATGAAATTGGTATTTCATGAAAAGGCTTGAGACTAATTCCAAGTATTATTAGTAATATTATAGGAATACTAATATTAATAATATATATAATAAATCTAATAATAATATTAGATAATTTTTGAATACAATAAATTATGTATTCAAAAATTGACATTATAATACATATAAGTATATACCATATTGTATATGATAGTAGATATCCAAGTATTAACAAAAAAATATACAAAAGTATATGTATTAATAACATTTTGTTATTAAAGTAATTATAAATATAAACAATATAAATAAAAATCAATTTTTTAACAAGATAAATTTATAAGTATATAATAAATAAAAAATAAATAGCAATTTATAATTGGAAAAATTATAACCATACCATAATGAATAATACTTGTTAACAATTTTATAGGTATTGCAATTTTACTAACATTATTAACTATTAAATAACCTATAGTAATAATAAAGAATATTATAAAAGGTGTAATTAATGTTTTAATAGTTTTTATAAAAGCATCATATAATACATCTGTAACAAAATTTATAAAAAAGTCTTGTGTTGTATAATTAGCATATTTTGGATTTTGTTTTCTATAAATTTCAATACATTTTTCAATTCTATTATACATTAAGTAAATCAAAAGTATAGTATAAATTATAATAAATCCTAAATAAAAATATAATTCTTCATAACCTAAACCAATCATTTGCAAAAAACTACCTAAACTTAAACCAGTATTGCTATTAGTATTATTGTAAATATTTTTTGAAAATTTTGATATTTTTTTTACCATTTTTTTATTTAATCCAAATTTTGATACTCCTTTTAACATTTTTAAATTAAAAAAATCAAAACCAAATGAAGGTTTTGTAGTTGAAATTAAAGTAATTAATGAAATAAATATATATAATAACACATAATAAGTTTTTTTATCTGTTAGTTTTTCTTTAATTTCATTAAAATAATCGCGTACACTATCTAAATACATATATTATTAATATATATATTAATTAATTTTATGATATAATAATATATATGCATTATTATTTATATTATCTAATTTTTCATATGTTGTTTTTATAATATTTATATCGTCTATTAAAAACCAATTTTGTCCATCTCTTGTAACTGAACAAATATAATGTCCATCGTCAACACTACCAATATGATAAATAATACTTCTTAATTCATAATTATTAAATATAATATTTGGAAATATTATATTATTATTATTTTTGCTAATATTATTATTATTAAAAGTAAATCTATTAAAACATATTATAAAATAATTTGAAATTTTATTTATATATATCTCTTTATTTGAAGGTACTTTTTTATTACATTTATCACAAGACCATTTATTATCATTATCTAAAACTTCTTTGTTATATAATTTTTGAAAACAATCTTCTAATGTATTACAATTATCTATTGACAATGTTAATATTTTTTCAGATATATTAACTATTGATGAATTATTACACTCTTCACAATTAACTTTTGAAATCAAAGAAATTTGAAATAAATTTTTAATATCAATATCTTTAGCTAATTCATCTATATCATCTATAATAAATGTTAAATATTCATGTGCATCTTCTTGGCTAATGCCAAAATAATTAGTATTTAATTTTTGATACCTTTTATATAAAATTAATGGTCCTAATGTATTTGTTGTTTCATTAAAATAATCATAAAATGTTTGTTTATATTTTTTTAAATTTTCATTATTACTTTCATTTATTGTACTTACTAATTTAGGACAATTAAATAATAATTGTAATGCAGAATTAATAAAACAAGTATTACCCATATTTTGCAATCCTGTAATTTTTGTAAATTTATTTTCCATTTTATATTTTATTATATATTATTAGTGTTTTAAATACTTTATTTTAAACACTTTATTTTATAAATAATTGTTTAAAGATATATTATTATTTTTAATATTATGTCTAGACCTTTTGTATCTGTAATTACACCTTCATATAATAGAAGAGAATTTTTACCTTATTTAATACATCAGTTTAATTATCAAACATATCCTAAACATTTAATGGAATTAATTATATTAGATGATTCTCCGGTATCAAATGAAGATATTATTCCAAAAGATGATACTAGGATTAAATATATTTATTCATCTGAAAAATTATTTTTAGGGAAAAAAAGAAATATGTTAAATTCAATGGCAAAAGGTGATATTATAGTATGTATGGACGATGATGATTATTATGCTAAAGAAAGAGTTTCTCATGCTGTATATAAATTAATGTCTGCACCTAATATAAAAATAGCTGGAAGTACAAATTTACATATATATTATCCGCATATTCAAAAAATTTATAAATTTGGACCATATGGTCCATATCATGGTACTAATGGAACATTAGCATATAAAAAAAGTTATTTAATTGATCATAATTATATAGATGATAAAATGAAAGCTGAAGAAGGGCATTTTACAAAAGATTTTTCAGAACCAATGATTCAATTAGATCCATATAAAACAATGATTTGTTTAGCACATACTAGAAATACAGTAGAAAAAATACCATTTATTCCATCTGGAGAATTAACAAGTCATAAAATACACAAATTTTTTAAAGATAATGATAAAAAAATGTTAAATCGAATTAACGAATTAATTATGCTCTACAAATGAGCGCTCATTCGCATCCTAGATATATTAAGAATATTAATTATAGTATTGAATTCAACATCTGAAGACCAAGACCAATTAGCATTTTCAAAACATCTACTACTATAATGTTTTACTTCTCCTGTTGTAGTGTTAATAATATAGTTAAATTTAGGATCTTTACTATTATAAATAATAATAGTTTCTTTTCCTAATAATTGACATCTACATTCTTTTAAATCCTCGCCTGTATTTTTTGATAGATACTTTTCCATTTTATATGTTATATTTTTTTTGAAACTATCGTAATCTAATTTGGATTTATCATCTTTAAATTCCTTAACAAAAGGCTCCATATATTCAATATCTGTCTTGTCAAAAACGATATTCTGCATGTTTTTAAATATATATAAAATAATATGTTTGACAAATAAAAAAAAAATCAATTTTTTTTGTTTATATATATATATATATAAATAATGTCATCAAATGAAAATGTTAAAAAAAATGATAATAACTTTATAGATAATGTAAAACAAATAACTTATCCAGCATACGAAGGATTAGACATATTAGGTAAATATTATAATATTTTTAAATCTGTTATTGTATTAATAATATTTACAATAGTTTTTATTATTGGTTATATACTTATAAAAGCTTATAATAATAAAGAAAAAATTACTGGTAAATTTTCTGATATTAGTTGTAATAGTACTAGAACAAAAGATAATAAAATACAATATAATTGTGATGGATATGTAAAATATTATATAAATAATGAACTAAAAACAAAAAATTATTCAGTACCTTATACAATTAATAATAATCAAGAAGTTGACGTTTATTATAATAAGTCTAATGTAGAAGATATTATTATTTCTAATAATAAATATTATATAGGTATATGTATGATGGGATTATCTATGTTTATTATATTAACTACAATAATATGGACAATATTATCATTTAAATATAAACCAATTGGAGCTCTTTCAGGTATTGGTGCTATTCGTGATATTTTACGTTAAAATAAAAAAAATTGATTTTTTTTTTATTTGACAAACATATTATTTTATATATATTTAAAACAAGATGAACGTAGAAATGAACAATAACACAATTACAAAATTTGAAAAATACAAGGCTACCGAAAAGAAACATGGAAAATTAGAAAAAGTAGACAAAAAATATCTAGATGTATTAGATAAAGCATTACTAAATTTTGATGATACGAAATATAATATCGAACCAGCAAAAGAAATTATGTTTGGACATATTAGAGATAAATATCCTGAATATACTATTGCTAATTTTGGTTGCAGTAAATTAACAGGAGATACATTAGTTTTAACACTAAGAGATGAAAGTTTACGTGATAATTTATACTTATTTAACACTAAAACAGGTGAAGTATATTTCATTAATGAAACAATAATAAAATACATCCCTGAATCATGTAATAATTATAATAATATTATTACAAATGGCATTTCTTATGCTCTTAATATTCTAGATGATATAACTTGTGTCATGTCATTTAGATCAGATTTATAGAAATTACTTTATGAACTAAACAACTTGTTATATTTTTTTTATTTGATACTATAATAATTTATAATTCTGGATATATCTTTTGTCATATATTTTTAAAAAATAATAATATATTATAAATAAAATATATTATTATTTTATTATATATGCAAACTAGTAAATGGGGTCCAAGTGCTTGGAATTATTTACATACACTAACTTTTAATTATCCAGAAAATCCTACAAATGAAAATAAGAAATATTATTATGAATTATTTAATAACTTACAATTTACATTGCCATGTAAATATTGTAGAGAATCATATAGTATATTTTTTAAATATATTAATATAAATGATTATTTAAATGATAGAATGGGTATAACATATTGGTTATATACTATTCATAATATTATTAATTTAAAATTAAACAAAAAAAAAGTTAAATTTATTGATGTTGTTGAATTTTATGAAAGAACAAGAGCAAACCAAAATTTAACAAAATGTAATAAAAAATTATGTATATGTAATAATGTTATTTGTTGTTGTGGAAAAATATGTAATTGTGAAAAATGTAATAAAAATTTTGATTTTGTTATTAAAACAAAATTAAAATACAAAAATATTACTAAAAATTATATTAAAAAATTAATAGAGTGTACGGAATTACACTCGTGATTTATTCTTATTATAACCTCTATTAGCTACTTTTACAAAACCGTCGTTATTTGGTTTATTAGATTTTTTAATAGCTTTTTTAGGATCAAAACGATAAAATCTAAGTCTTGTAGTTGTTTCATCTTTATAAGATAGAAGATTTTTACAATCATCAAGATTATCTATTACTACTTTTCCTGTATGATTTGCTACATTTTCTTTATTATCAACTCTAATATATGTAATATTACAGTTATTATTTAATATAGTTTTTATTTTTTGTTCTAATGTTTCTTTATCTATACTTTCGTCAAATTTAATAAATAACGAATATACATGATATTTTACAGGAATATTATCATTTTTTAATGTAGAATATGCACTAACTGATTCTTCAATTGTATTAAAACTTAAAAAATATACATTTCCATTTAATGTATAATTAAAATTATATTTTTTAGTGTCATATTCTGATACTGGAATACGTAGTGTTCTACTGGGTGTTGGACTAGGTTTATCCTCGTTCATCGTAGTGTTATGTATATTTTTATATTATATTTATATATTATTCTTTTAAGCTATTTTTTAAAAAATTGAGAAAATAATTAATTAATTAATTAAATTTAGATATAATAAATATAAATGGATGAATTATTTAAACTAATAGATGATATTCCTTTTGAATATATTTTAGACAAAGAAAATAAAGAAATTAATTTAAATGAAAGTTTAATAAAATCAACAACTTTGACAAAAAATAAAAATATAGACAATAATACGATTAATATTTTATGGAATGAAATATATAGAATTAATGATTCTAATATTTGTTTAGTAATACCAATAGAAAATAATTTATTGAATTTAGAAGTAAAATTTTTTCCAAAAAATAATAGTAGATTATTTAATGATTTTGACAATAAAAAAATAAAAAAAGAAATCATAATTAAATTAAAAATTCCAATTAATTATCCAAATGAATTACATACAATAACAATTAAATCTCCAAATTTTGATAATAATTTAAATTATAGCATTAAATTTGCAGATTATTTTAAAGAAAATTTATGGAACCTTACAAATACAATCGAACATACTATTATGAATGTTATAGATATTATTGAAAAATATGGGATTATAAGTAATAAATTTACAGAGTTAAAACATATATTAGAAAAATTATCTATTATAACATGTATTTCTCCTACTACATATGAACATTTTAATATTGATAATGTACCTATTAAGAAATATAATAATTCTTCAACTTGGGTTGCTGGAACTGGTTACAGTTCATATAATGATAATAAAAATTGGGATATTCATAATTATTTAGAAAATGAGAAAAAGAAAAATAATAAAATTATTAATTATTTAAATAAATTATTAATATTAGAAGAAATTGATACTGATATTATTACTAATTCATGTTTAATAAAATATTTAAAAGAGACTTTATTTGGTGTTCAAATATTAGACATTTTAGAAAATAATGATAAATTTTTAATAATTTTTGAAATTATTAAAAAATTTAATTTTATTATCAATGATGAAATTATTACAATATTATGCAATTTAAAAAATGATTTTAAAAAATATATTGAAATATTAAAAAAAAATAATGAATTATTAGAAATTGATAAAGTTAGACATTTATTTTCTTATTTAGAAGATTATAATGTAAAAAATATTATATCAAATAATGACAATGATAATGATGAATATATTTCTAAATTACAAGATTTACAATTTGATACATATCCGATATATGATAAAGGATTAATAAAATCAAAACCTCATATATTGAATATGAGAAGAATATTACAAGAAATTCAGGGATTATCTAAATCATTACCAATTAATAAAGACTCGTCTATTTTTGTTAAATATGATGAAGAAAATGTAGGTTTGTTCAGATTTTTAATTATAGGTCCTAAAGATACACCATATCAAGATGGGTGTTTTTTATTTGAAATGATTTTAAATAATGACTATCCTAATACACCACCAAATGTTCATATTTTAACAACTGGTTATGGAAAAGTACGTTTTAATCCTAATTTATATGCATCTGGAAAAGTATGTTTATCATTATTAGGCACATGGACTGGTAACCAAGGAGAACAATGGAACCCGAAAACTTCAACACTATTACAAATTTTAGTATCTATTCAAAGTTTAATATTTACAGATAAACCATATTTTAATGAACCTGGATATGAAAAAAATATGAATACTGAAGAAGGTAAAAAAATAAATGAAGAGTATAATAAAACAATTCAAACATATACTAAAAAATGGGCAATTGAAAACATGATTAATGACCCCCCTGAAGATTTTAAGGAAATTATTAACATACATTTTGAGTTAAAAAAAATTCAAATATAATTATTCTTTTATTTGAATATAATAATTAATAAAAAAAATTGAATTTTTTTAGTTTTTGTTATAATCTGTTTATTTTTATTAGTTATAATTTTATAAATTATATTAAAATTACTTAATATAATTTATAAAATTTTTAATTTTTATAAATTATAATTCTATAATATTTTTTAGGCAGTTATAATTTTGAAAATAAAATTAAATAAAATAAAAATTTATTATTACGTAATATTAATAATAATACACGCTAAATAAATAAAATTTAAAAAAGTAATTTTTTTATTATAACGTAAAGGCAATCTTTTAAATTTTTTTAAAAAATTATTTGTGTTTTCTATTTTAATTCTATTTTTTATTATTTTTTTTTTGTTTTTTAGTATTTCTTTTATTTTATGGAGCTAATAGTATACCAAAGTTTTTTTCGTTTAACTTTTTACTAATTAAATTACTATCATAAGCTGAATCACCAATTAAAATATTTTAGTTATTTGGGTTAAAAATATCAAATTTTTGAAATTGATTAATGAATATTTTAGAATCATGAACATTACCAGAATATATATCAGTAGATAATATTTTACCTTCTGAATTAGTTATTAAT